TGTCTTTGGAAAGCTAAAAATTCTTTTATTACTCGATTGTTGAAATTCTTTCCAACCAAGGATTGGTTCATTTAAAACATCACGGTAATAAATACCCATAATATTAGTTCCCTTATACCTTGACCACTTTGCTATAATCAAATGTGCATTAATAGCATCAGAGCCATAAGCAAGGATCCTTGTAACAATTCTCAGTCTAGGATCGATTTTCAACGGACGTTCTGGGAAAGCCATTCTCTTTGCAATCTCTGAAGATTCACGATTTACCACACCTCGAAACCATACGTGTCCCAAGAATTCAGAAAGGTCTGACGACTTCTTAGCGATCACAGATTTACTAATGTTCACACTAATACCTAATTCTGAACACACCTTCTGGATAAGTTCCATTGGATGATATGTGGCCATTCCAAAGATGGAGTCATCTCCAAGCACCAACACTTTATCTTCATAGATGGGTTGTCCGTCAAGTCTAAAAGACATGTACTGTAACACAAGAAAGTTACAAATACTATCAATTAACTGAGTAAAGTATGAGCCAGATGGAACGCCTTGATGCTTCTGATAAACATAACCGTCAGGTAGAATAATTCTAGTATGAATAAAGTAGTGAATAATAGAATTCCACTCTTTATAATCAATCTCACTAAAATGAGTTTTCAAAACCTCAAATGCGAAACTAATTAATGCTGGATGTAAACACGCATCATAAGAAGAAAAATCTAAACAGTAACGTAAACTCGAATTCTCAATTCGAACCATTCTGCTTGCAAGCTCATGCCTATGTAAACCAAATGCTAATGGCGTTCGTTCGGCAAGAAACCAATCAATTAAGGGTCGAGCATAGGTAGCCTCTAGAAGTGTCATTGACAATGGGTAACCCCACACTAGTCTCGTCTTCGGTCCAATCGTTTTCTCATGGGTATTTCGAATTTTCGGATCTACTTTTCCATGCTGTATACGATGATAACTTATACACGGTTCTGGTGCTTTCGTACCATTTGCAATTCTCTTCATACGTTCGAGGTCCTTTGCAAATGCTTCCCCCTTTGAAACAAATTCGGGTGCGCCTGAAGCCTTTTCCAGCTTTACAGCTTTCTCTAGCTCTTTAACATCCCTGATTGGCTCAAGTTCTCCTGTGCCCCCAAAGACTCTCATCGTTGTAGCTTTCGCATACTCCAATGCTTTCGCATCAGCAACGAGAACCGGTCTCTTTCCATACTTACCCAATGCAGCATACAACTTGTTTGGGTCATAGACAGATTTATTGTCTAGTGTTGGATTAAGATTAAAACCCTGAGCCTGCAATGCTCTTAAAACATGATACTCTACTACAATCCCACTCGTACTGCCAAGTGTTGGCATGATGGTATCCAAGCGCTTCGAATAGTATTTATACTTTCTCTGCACCGTCCCTAGGTCATTGCCTAAAGCTGTATTCATTAGAATACCTCCTCTCACGTT